AACCATACGGGTTAGAGTCAAATAGTACCAGCATACGCATTGAGATAAGGTCGAAGTTGTCGTAGTCAGGTAGAGATATATGCTTCCCAGTCAGCCACGCGAATATCTGCACGCTCGCCGGAGACGCCTCGACTGTCTCCTTCGCCTCATCCATCTGCCCAAACTCACGAAATAGACAACCCTCATATCCACCTGACAACACCTCCCATGTACTCCCAAACATGTTTGTCTCTACAAAACATGACCGAGCATTTACTACATCGTACTGTGAGTCTCCTGAGTTCCATTCCAGCATCGCAGCTATGCGGTACCAAAGGCCGGGTGAGCCCCCGTCATCCCCTTCACGCTTCTTGGCGTAGTCATATATCACATAGCCAGTGTTGTGCGTATCGGTTGAGGTCTTTGCAACCAACATGTACCAGCCGTTCTCCCTATCTAAAATGGAGGAAGCGGCATCAAAATCAAAGCCACTCAGGTAGGTACGTAGGCGGCTGCCGGACAACGATGAGGTAGCGAACAGCCCTGTCTTATCCGTGTCCCGTAGCGTGCGGAAGTCTCCGTTGTGTGAGGCAAATATTACGTCTGGTCCTACATCCTGTATGGTATACCCGCAGCCTTCCGCCCCGCCTACTGAGGGGTTGAAGCACTTGACAACCCAGTCTTCGGGGGTGTCTGCTGCGTACGCGTCGAGGTAGTATATAGACCGCTCTTTGAAGATAAATAGGTAGCCAAATTTTACGGCGATTCCTACTATCTTCTGCCCGTCATCTTGTCCTATATTGAACGCCTGACAATCAGCCGCTGTAGACCCCGCAGTCCAGCCAGCCGGGTCAGCTATGTCACTGCAATATAGCCCCGTGCCTGTAGAGTCGTCCCCTGCGAGCCAGAGCCTTCGTATGTACGTAGCACACCAACGGGGTTCCACGGTGACCGTTACACCAGCCGCCGTATCTAGCCACGCATTGGTACCGTCGGTCTTTACCAGCATCGGCTCGTTACCAGCAATGCACACCGCCGTAAACTCATCCGTACCGTCACCCATCTGTGCGAACGTAGGTCTACCGGCAGCAGTAAACTTACGAATCGCAGGCACGCCCCCATCATCGAGCCACGCCCACGCCGAGCCACTGTACCGCGCAATCTGGTCGCCTATTACAGCAAGGAACATATCGGTGCTGGCGGATGAGCGGTGGTGGTGCATCCCGTAGATTCTTTCATCACTAGGGAAGTCAGCCGTCAGGTCAGTGTCCTCTGTGAGGTTGTTGATAAGGGAGCGTCCCCTCCGTGCTCTCACATTACCGTCCCTGCCCACAACAAAATCGAACCCATCCGACCAACCGCTATCAGGGATATCCTGCGGAGGCATGTCGAGCCACAACCCCCCGTTCAGGGAGCCTAAGTTCATGTCGGCGCGCCCCGTGGATTCTACCGGGCGGGTTACAATAGGGCCGTCACTAGGCATTTACCAAGTCCAATCTCCGGGCACATCAGGGTCACGCATCCCAGTATCACGTAGAGCATACCCCTGAATGCGGCGCTCGCGTCCGGGCTCTTTGCCCGCTCTCTTTATCAAAGCACGGAGGGCGCCATTAAACCACCCACCATACAACTCAGTTCCTTCTTTGTCCTTCTGCTTCACGTGGTACAGCCACCCAATACCGTACTTGAATATGTCGGGCGCCACGTCACTGGGTATGATTATCTCGCTAGAATCCTCTGTCAGCGTTGTCGCCCCTAGCAACGTCTTTACCGTAAGTGAGTACGCCGCGTCAGGAGTAGGAGACAATGACAGCAACGCGCCCTTGGCATCTGTAGTAGCGGCTGCCTCCAGAAAGTAATGCGAGGGGGGTGCCGGGTTTATCAAAGCCTGCTGCAAGTACGCCAACGAGTTACGTGGGTACACACGCGTCAGGGCTTTCTCATTGGACTGGTCGTACACCCCTACCACCCAGTCTTCCCTGATATCTCCTATGTCATACCGAGGGCAGTAAAGCGTGAAGTCGTAAGAGGCTGTCGGGTGTACTATCTCTTCCTTGAGGGAAAGCAATACCTGCCCACCGGCCCACAAACCCCACGATAGTATTTCGTAAATACCACCATCGTCGTCAAGCCGCAGGAAGTTGTGCTTTACCGTATCATCCTCAAGGTCAACCTGTGCCGTAGTTGCGACACCATCCTGCCCCTTCGTGAACACAGCCGTTCCCGTACCAGCGGCACGGGTGACGAGGGGGACATCCCTGTTACGCCACGGATACTCTTCGGCATTCACGACATTCCTGTATATCGTGTTCGCCCACGAATAAATCTGGCGCATCGTCTTCTGGCTCGCAGTATCCAGATTTAATTCGTCTGCTATCTCCGTAACATAGTCAGAGAACGCCACCCTCTATCACCTCCTGTGTTACTCTGCGTCAGCCGGGGCACTCGGTGCTACCCTTGACGCCATCCTCTTCCTAGCCCTAGGCTTGGTCGTCGGTGTCGGTTTCTCGGCTACCTTCTCTACGCTGTCTGGTACTGCTATAATGGGAGGGGCCTCTTCAGACCCCTCCTTTTCGGCGTCAGCAATGACAACGGAGAGATTCTCCTTCTGACGTGCCTTGAACGCCTCAAGCTCGTCGTCGGTAAGACGCCGCCTCTTGGTCGTGTAGTCATTCATCTTTATCTCGATGAACGGCCCAGTCTCGTCAACAAGGATTTTCTTCTCCTGCATCAGTCTGCCTCCTTAAGCGATATCGAATATCGTACCAAGACCACCTATGAAGTCGAAGTACCCCGCAACAGTATGCGCGGTGCCGTCGTCAGCGGCAAACGAGTACCCGACAGCACAGCCACCGTCCGCTCCTATGTTCTCGAACCCAAGACCCAACTGCGTAGTTATGTCGAGGTCCAACTGTAGGAACGTATTGGCTGTGGTCCCAGCTTCCCAACAACGAGCGAATGAACAGTAACCCTGTATCAGTGCCCAGCCCCAGTAGCCTTCAGGGATAGCGACAAGCGCAATCCCAGCCATTAGGGCTTTACCGATTACCAGACCATCAATGGCGCCGGTCACGCCGTGGTCGTTGGTAGCGACATACATAGGCAAGCCTACCTGATTCGCTGCGGTAATAGGGTCAGTGTACATCTCGTCATCCCACGCAGACAAGGGAGCCATCAGGAACGAGGGCTCTCCGGCTGCGAGGGTATCGTTATCCAGAGCGGCGGCGCCCTGAATGTAACGGGCCAGTATGCCCTTACCAAATTTCCCGACCGTGCCGGGGGGAATCTGGTTGGCAGCGGTAGCCGCCTTGAACAGGATGTTCTCGTTAAAAGTCTCTCCCCACATGTGCGTCTACCTCCTTTATGCGCCAGCCGCGTTAAGCAGGACCCGCCCAAGGGCGTCCCTACGACCGCGTACTGTCAACTGTCCGTAAAGCCTTGCCTTCATCATCTTCGCGTCCTTGAGCGGATGCTCGATAGGAGGCGAGATGTCGAAAGCCTTGTTTTTGCCGATGACCAGACGCAGGCACTGTGAGTTCAGGATGAACCACGTGTTCTGCGTTTCCGCTGTGGCATGGTCATCAAGGGACTCGTCGTAAATGACAGGGATACTGTCAAGTCTGAGCCCACCGAAGCCAGCCTCGGCGTAATCGTTATCAGCAAGCGAGGGCATGTTGTAGACAATCTTCGATGCGATTGCCTGCTCGTAGAGTTCGTACTGGTCGAGACTGGTCAGAAGAGCGTCAGCCTTGCCGTAGCCCGGCTTGGCGGTCTTCTTGATAGCGTGCTTGAGACGCTGAATGCCGTAAGCATTCGCACCATTAGCGGTGCCCCAAACCGTCGCGTCAGCATCTTCCCAGTAATTACGCCAGAAAGAGTTTGCAGCGAGGCTTGAGTCGATTCCACCGACCGTACTCCACGCATTACCATCCTCGATAAGCAGCTCGATTCCGTGCAGGTCCGCGCCGTTGTTCCCCGTCCCGTCGGAGAAGAACATGTCGGTCATGGACTGCGAGAACGAAATCTTCAACTGCTCTATGTAACCCTCTACAAGGTTAACGAGCCTGCCTTTGCCCGAGTTCATAAACTCGGTGGGCCCGTCAATAACTATGGTACCTCCGACAAACGCCCATCCGTACTTCACCTGTGTGAAGCCAGTAGGCCGCTCAGTCTCAAGGTACTCGCCGGGGAAATAGGACTTGATGGTGTTGTTGCCAGCATAGAGCAGGGGCTCTGTGATAGCGTATCCACCATCTTCGTAGTCAACTCGCTCATTCTTGTTAATGAAGAAGAAGAACGCATCATTGCGGCTAAAGCTATCAATCAGCTTCGGCTTGTAGTTCTCCAGCGAGGTAGCTACGATGGTTGCTACGTCCTGTCCCGGCAGGGTCGGGTCAGCCATTCGTCACCTCCAAGACCCTCTATCTATTCACCACCAGCACTAGCTTCGATTGCAGCAAGCACGGAATCGCGTACGGTGTCGTACTCTTTTTCCTTATTCTGCGTCGCATTCTTGGACGCAGGTGCAGGCTCGCCCTTTATCAGCTTCCGCTTAGCCGCCTTATTGGTAGCCAGCTTATCACGGAGCCGTGTGCGGTCCTGCTTGTACCGTGGCACTACCACGCCGCTCTCGTACGCCTGTCGTATTGAGTATTCTGGATGAACATTCAATACCTGCCGTACGCGGGACATGTCTTTCCGCCATTCAGGGTAATCCGAATCCAACGTGGTCATTTCCACGATGGTCGTGACTACCTTCTCTAGCGGAGCTAACCGTCCCGTATCCAACGTAGCAAAATGTGCGTCGATGGCTTTCTTTACCCCGTCATCCAATGTCTTCGCAAAGACCTCGGGGGAATCCGAGTTCAGTGCCACCTCTAACGTCTCCGCTGAAAAGAAACTTTTCTGTGCGGGGTCGTTAGCAGGCGCAGCCATTGGAGCGGCACGCTGGCCCGAGAGGGCCGCGCGCACATTGGGGTCTGCCATCACACGGTCATACTGTGCTGCTTTCTCCTTCATGCCTGTGAGGTCAAGAGAGTCCTCTTCTCGTAAATCATGCAACACGCCATGCGCGCTGCGCAATGCTAGTTCGACCTGTGGCAGCGCCTCTTCTGACAGTTCGGATACGTCTACCCCAAACTGTTCTGCGAGTGCTGCAAAGTCGCCATCATCCTCGGACCCCGTGTCGGGGGGCGTCCCACTGTTAAGAAGGTCGCCTTCTCCACCTTCAGGTGACGGTTCGTTCGGAGCGTTTTTGTTATCTTCAGGCATCATTGCCTCCTGTTAAGGTCCAAGCTAAGTGTACACTGTCAGTTACCCGCTGTCAAGTATTTTCTATCTCTACCCCCTTGTTTACTCAATCTCCCCACTCCCATTCGTGGTAAATGTGCCCACGGCTACCCATGTAGGCTCCCCACTACAGGGGTCTTGGAGGTTGTACTCCCATGTGTAGGTAGCACTCGCAGCTAACGTGCCAAAGCTCCACGTCTTTGCTGTTATCGTATACGTACCAAGCCACGAACTTGTCACCCAATCACCGGGAGTGGGTATAGTCATCTTGTATCGCATCATCACTTTGTTCTTATACAGCGGGTCCACGCGTAGCCTGTTGTTCAGAAAGCCATCCCAACTTTCGCTAGTGAGCGTTACGGTGTCGTCACCACACGTAGTGTATACGGTCAGCGCGTCACTCCATTCAGAATAACAGTCGGACGTACCCGTGCGTAAGCACAGGTCATACCCAACAAAATCTGGTGTCCATCCCGTGACCACCACGTAATGGGAGGTAGAGTCATCTCCCGTCTCTTCCCCATAATTCCATGTAGTGTTGCCCGTCTCATCCCACCGGACGTGCCCACTGTCCGCCTCACTTGAAGTCCACACCACATACTGCCCGGTCGCCTTCCTATAAGTAGTTATATCCGAGTCGGTTATGCTACACGACTCCCCAGCGCCCCCATCCGTGGCGCGTACTGTACCAAAGACACCGGCAGTCGGGTTGGACCCAAGACCGCCGCGCGCCCATATAACAGCACCCGCTATTGTCACTATCTGACTGGGGTTACGCCCCCAACCGTACAGAGCTAGGTCAGCGCATACAGCGTGCCCGGCGTCCTGTATCTCAGGGTACCCTCCAGCAGCCACTGGCGTAAATTCTACCGTGAACCACGCGGTGTCACCGGCGGCGATAGAGTAAGAGCTGTCGGAGGCAAGTACATAGAGGGGGCCGGAAGCCCAATCCACGCTATCGACCAGTGCACTATCACCACAGTTGATGATAGAGAACGAGTCCACCGCTGTCGAATCCAGTGTCACAGCGCCGAACGACAAGGTGGCTACCGTGCAACACGTATCCCCTGCCTGTCCCAATCCTGCTATTATCACGCCACCGTACGCATTTCCACACTCGGGGTGCATCTGCGCTGTAAGTAGTGTGTCTACATAAGTTATGGGGGTAAGAGGGGTAAACTCTACAGCAAACCATGCCGTATCCCCCGACGTGATAGAGAAGGCGCTGTCACTAGCAAGTACAAACACAGGGAGCAAGTCCCAGTCAATACTGTCTATGAGCGCGCTGTCACCACAGTTGGCGATGTAGAAGGAGTCAGTAGCTGTCGTGGCTACGTCAACGTAGGCAAAGGACAAGACAAACGGTATGGCACAACACGTGTCGCCCACTGTCCCTGTGCCTGAGAATATGATATCGACGCACTCTAACGCGCCTCCATCCAACGTATCAAGGTACGCCTGCGCCACGGTAGGAGTGAACTCTACTGTGAACCACGTAGTGTCGCCACCAAGTATCGTGTACGCGCTATCACTGGCGAGCACAAAGGCCGCGTCCAAGTCCCAGTCGAGGCTGTCAACTAGGGTCGAGTCCCCACAGTTGATGATGGGGAACGAGTCTGTAGCCGTAGTACTGCGCGGTACACCACCGAACACCATGTTCTCCACGTCACAGCAGGCTTCCCCCGCTGCCGGAGATTCGTACGCGCCGATGTCGGGGGCGGTGCCTGTCCATGCAAGTGTGTCCGACCATCCGTAGGTGGTGATACCGTACTCGGAAAAGTAGGGGGGAGGGGCCTGTGCGTTTGCCTCTACGTACGCGCCGTTGTCGTCAACGAAGTCGCCCGTCATGCGCCTTCCTGCATCTATGGCTTCGGACCCAGCATTTGGGTACCACCAACCAGAGAACAGCCCATAGGCGTCTGGGTCTGGCCCCGCCAAGTCAGGGGAGCCTACCTTGTTGTCCCGCCACCCGGTTGGGTCACGCGCCTCCAATGTATCCAACGAGAACGTGATTGTATGGTCATCCATAACGGATGGCCCAGCATAGGCTACCATCGAGTCGTACGACATGGAGTTGCGATGTGTGTCTGTGCTGTCCCTCCCCATCAAGTTGTTGGCAAAGTAGTTCCAGCCAAAATGCGTATCGTACGGCAGCCCAGACACCACGTTTGGGTCAATCATGTCAATGTCTTCATCCTGCTGCTCGTAGTCATATACATAGATTACGGCAGGTACATTAGGACCGTGCAGTGTCAGGCTGTCCGGGTCGTAAAAGATGTTGTTAAAGATACGGTTATGCCGCGAGTATGCCGTTGGGGTACCCAGCGCCCGCTGGTTTATCATAAACGCCCAGCCGACAAAGGACTTGTAAACCGTATTGTTATAAATGCGATTATGTCGGGTGGAGTACCCAAATGTCGGACTGTACCTGTTGGAACTTAATGCCAGCCCATCATTCTCTGGAGTGTAAAATACGTTCTTGCGTATTGTCATGTAGTCCCCAGAAATCTGCAATCCCTTGGCTTTCGGGTTACAGTCTCCTTCAGCGGTAGGGTTCTTAAAACTGGCACTCTGTCCTGCGTGGGTAAAAATATTCCCTTCCACCAACACATGGTGCGTCCCCATATATAGGTAGAAGTAGCCCCCTCGTCTCTGCTCTACCTTGTTGTTTACTATCTGCATGTAGTGCACAAAGGCAGTATCGCCGCCTGCTATGTCCCAATCGCACCCCATGATGCCGTGGTTCATCCGTTCAAACGTGTTGTTACGAACAATAACACGGTTACTGCCGTCAAGAAAGAACCCCTCCCCAGAGCCTTGGTCCCTGTCCGTCTGGTCCCCCCACATCCCCTCTGTGGAGCTGCTATCATGCCAGCACCCAGTAGGACGATTGACGTTATGTATGTAGTTCTTCTCTATCAGCACGTCAGTCATCCGAGAGAACCTGAACATGCTGTTGAATCCCGACCTGTTTCCGTCTATAAAGGTAGCCAGTTCGTCTACGGGGGAGCCGTCAAACTCGCACCCACGGATTACCAGTCCTGTATCAAACGTGGTAGACGTGCCCCACTGGAACATGTACTGCACGCCCTGTTCCGCTCCAATACCATTCAATACGTCTGCGACAAATACCAGATACAGACTATCGCCTGTGAGAAAACTGCAACCATCGAGCACGAAGTGGTTTGTGTTCCCGTTATCAAGGAAGTACTGCTTCTCCCCTCTTCCTGTAGAGCCTGTGTTGGTGAACCGTGCGACTGCATCGCCATACGCCTTGAGCACAATCGGATGCGCGGCAGTACCGGGCACGGAGAAGTTGCAGGACATGCGCTGCGCGTTATCATACTCCCCACCCATTATCATCAACGTGTCCCCTGCCTCCAATTGGGATTCAGCGTGGTCAAGAGTCGCCCACGCACTATCTGGGTGTGTCCCTGTGAACCCATCGTCCCCGGCGCGATAACCGCCGCCTACATACGGGGGCCTCAAGTAATACGCTGAGCTCGGGGCGGCTACATAAGCGATGCCCTCACCCTTGAGGACGATGCCACCACAGGAGTCCTCACCCGACAGCACCGTCGCGGTCACTACCCCCAACTCGGTGGGTGTAAATGTAAAAGTAATCTCTGCCTCCTCATAAGAGGCAATGCTCCAAATGCTATCGGAGGTCATCGTGAAGTACGGGTGCCCGCTGATGCTAGCCGTGTCCGCTATCGTAGAATCCCCACAGTTGAGCAACGTCCAATCAATCGCACGGGCAGAGATGGTGTCTACAAGGCCAAAGTCAATCGTGTCTCCCTGCGTGTGAGAGCAGCACGTATCTACAAGGTCCAGCGCCCCCGCCTGTCGTATCTCTATAGACAGGATAGCCCAGTCATCAGAGCCAGAAGCGGTCAACGTACACGGGTGGGAGCCCGCGCTCACGCACTCAAGATAGCCGCCCCACGTGGCAGGGTCCCAATTTTTAACCCCATATACCGTGTCGTACAGCTCCACCTGCCCCGCCGAAGGAGAGTACGGGCGTGTGTCAGCACCGTGGCTCATGTTCACGGTCAGTACCGTAGAGCTGTCGTATGTAGTTGTAATCGCGTTGATTATTTCTGTACCAGTCGCTGCGCTATTGCTGGCAACTGCCGCGATGGGGTCTGTCTGGAGGACGTTTGTGAAGTTGAGAGCAGCGTGCCCGCCCCCGGCATGACTTGAGCCTATGTCGATAAAGATGCTGTCGGAGCGTACGGTAGGTGCGACAAGGTACCATAATTCAGTACGCCAACCAGCCGTACCAGCAACGTAGCCCGCACGGGACATAGCCTGCGCCGTGCCCCCTTCTCCCCACTGGACATCGTTCACCGGCTCATTGTGGGTCACGCCCACTGCCACGACAAGCAGTCTGTCGTCCCCCGCACCCACCGTATGGGCGAACGTGACAGTATCGTTAGTCCCGTAGCTGTTCACCGTGTCTGGGTTATCGTACCCAAATACGGTCACGTTTACGTATGTAGGCAAGCCCCACACCTGTGCCAACGCTACCGCCAACATGAACAGCAGGAAAATGGCGACTACTACCTTCGTCCGTAACGGCGTACCGTGTACCTTCTTTTGTATGGTCTTACGCATGGCTTCCTCCTACTTACACATCTTGTAGGATACAACATCCGCTGCGGTCTTCGCGATGTCCATACTGTCGCAGACGACGTAATCCGCAAATCCACCGCCCGGACCGAAGATGTCCACGGCGACGACCTCACCGATGGCGTACCTTGTGACATATACGTTCCCCGTATTATCCGAGAACGCCACCACGGAGACATAGCGGAATAGTCCATCCGGACGCGTAAGACCGTAGACACCTGCCCCGACGGCTGTGTACCACGTGCGAAACCCAGTGGAGACGGCAGCAGTAGTGCTGTCAGTTCCACTCAAGCACCCCCCGTTCAGCACAAGACCCTGTGCTTCGGCGTTGTCCCGCGCTACAGAGCACGCGGCTGCGAGGCAGAACCCCGCGACGAGCAGCATCACTACTACATTCCTAACCCTTTTTCCCATTACCCTTCTCCTTTTTCTGGAGCGCCTTCTTTGCTATACGAAGGCACTTCACCCATGAATACTCTGAGTGCTTCTCCTGCACCTCTCTTGCCAATCCCTCTATGTTGCGCATAAGCTCTACCTCCAAGACCTCTTTCAAGGCAGGCTGGTACCGATAAGACACGCGCCCTATCGCCCTCGCCTTTCTTACGTGTGCTGGTACTATGCAAAGGTTGTTGTCCTCTGCGTACTTATCCAGCTCGGCGTTACTGCGAAACTTCTTGTCTTCTGACTCTGTAGGGACGCTACGCGGCCCATCAGAATACTCACGTGTCGAGGATATCACGTATACCATTACATTCCTCCGGCGCCGCCAAGAAGCGCGGCTATCTGTTCCATCTCACCGCCGCCCATACCTTGTGTCATACCTGCGGGCTGCCCACCCATCATCGCCATCTGTTGGGCGGGGTCACCCTGCATAGCCATCGCTCCTGCCTCTGGGCCGGGAGCTCCACCCGCACCGCCCATGGGTCCTTCCATGCCAAACGGTGGGATGTTACCGGGAGCCTCTTCCTCCTGTACCGCCATGAAGTAAGTCGGGTTGTGCTCTCCCATGGCTCTCAGCATCTCCTCAAGAATCTTCCTACGGTCGAGAAGCGGCTCATCCTTCGTCATCTGATACATCGCAGAGAAGCGTTCGAGACGCTTCTGCTCGTTCTCCGGCAGGCCCTCTGAAAGCTGCACCTCGTATTTGAATCGCATAGTGGAGAGGCTTTCCGGGGTCACGTTCTCCGGTTCACCTGCGATGAGCACGCTCTTTGAATCATCCTGAAATGCCTGTATATTTTCTCCAAGGTTGGTGACTACCGCTTCATACCAGTCAGCCACCTGCTCCCTCAAATCGTCAAGCCGCACGTCAAACGCGGCAGAAATCTCCGCTACCTCTGTAGCACTCTTGAACTTGGGATGGCCTGCGGAGGTCTGTGTGGGTGGTATTCCGATGGTATAAGCAGCGTCACTGAACTCGCCCATCTTCAGCGCCCCCCACCCGTCCATGTTCTTGGTGTTCAACGCTATCTCACCTATCTGGTCCTTCGCATTTACACGAAGGATAGTACCATCGCCGCCACGTTCAAGGTCAACCATGCCCTGCTTCTCATCTACGAGTGTACCCTCTACTACTTCTAGCATCCGTGAGAACCTGCGTAGCGAGTCGTGCTGTCGGGTGTTGATGTGGTTCAGTTCTCGCTGCTGCGGTATGATGAACTCTACTATCGACGCAGGCTGGTCAGAATCCGGGTCGTAATTGAACATGAGTTCCGTTATGGGAAACTTGGTCAGGTGGCTGTACGGGTTCTCATGGTCAAGGAGGAAGCCGTCTACACCGGGGGTGAATGCCATGAAGCGGTCGTACTTCAAGTCATACACCTCCCATACCTGTATGAGGCCATCGACCTCTTCATCCAGCGCGGTGTCCATGCCCCGCTGCGTGCGGTCCTTCAGCCCCTTCAGTCCCATGGAAGCCAGCATGTTGAACATGGCCTTACGTGGGCTGTACCTGTCAGGGGTATCTATCTTGTTTCTGACAGCAGCGTTGTACGCCTTGTTGGCCTTCACTGCTTTAATAGGCAGCCACTTACGCCGCCCACACCAACGTGCCCCTTCCAGTCCCTCTAACGAATAAGGGTCATGTACTTCGTCCCACGGGGATACGCGCAACATGTACGGCGCGTCGGTTACTCTGGTGTCGTAGGTAAGACGGTCGCCCTCACCCTTTATGGGTATCTCTTCCTCTGCATATTTCCACTTTGTCTCGATGTAGCCCGCATTTCGTACGAGCCCATCAAGGATAGCGGCCCTCGCATTCGCCTTGACACGCATGATATGGGGGGTGCTCAAGTAGTAATTGATGACCGCCTCCATACCACTGGCAGCCTTCATCGCTTCCTCGTCGTCGAACAGCAAAGGGCGTACAGCTACGTACGGGTCTTTGAAGTACAATGATGGGAGCAGTATCTGCATATAGGTACGTATCATATAGATACGCGTCTCAAGGTCAGGGTGCAAATGGGCTGGGTCTACCGTGCTGGCGTAGCGATATACGTTCGTCCATCGCTGCCAGTTCTTTTCCTTGTCCTTACGCGCCGCAAGCCCTTCTTGCAGCAAAGTCTTGATTTCCGCATAGCCTTCCATCAACCGACCCCCCTTGCGTTACGCTCAATATAACGGTCCATGTCTTCGTGTGTCCAGCGAGAAATGTCCCAGTCCTCCTTTTTTATTGGAGCCTCCTCATGTTGGGACGGCGAGAGATACGCCTTGGGGCAGGCTGGTATGCCTACACGTAGGGCGTCCACGAAGTCATCCATCTTACCGTAGAACCTGTTGTTACGTTCCTGATACGACCGCAGGCAGTTCAATGTGATACGGTCGTGGATTACCAGATTGCGCTGCCAGATGATGCGCGCCAGCATCCCCACTAGCTCATACTTGTTGACGCTACCTACGTTGATTCCATACTGGCCTGACTCATCTCTGTACATCTTGTAGTAACCCTTGTTCATAAACATCCCTACCACAGCCGCTCCGTGCGCGTTGCGCTCCGGTGACGCTAGGGCGTAGTTGTAAGCGTATCCTGCCCACATACATGTGACAGCGAACTGCGCCGGATGTACCTTATCGGTCAGCATCGCTACCTGCTCAACGCGGTCTGCGTGCAGGCCGAGTATGTGGCATACCAGATAGTCCCCGTCGGAGCCCCCTCCGGCTGCGTCGATACAGAGGACATACTTTACGCCAGCAGCGGGCCACGCCCACACATGCAGGTAGCCCCTGACCACGCCTTCTCCGTCGCGCGGAGGAGAGGCAGGATGTTCATGCAGCCCATCCTCCTTGACATCGACGTACGCTATCGGGTCTTTTACATCATTCTCCATCTCTCTCAAAGCGTCCATATCGAATACCGCGTTGATGGAAGATTGGAACGCCTCCTCCGGGCAGGCGGGATATTCCTGCATAAACTTGCTCTCGTTGCCCCTGAAATCGTTGAGCAGTACATAGCGGCGCCATGCTATCTGCTCATCCTCAAGGTCATAGAGACTCTGCAAAGCTACCTCATCCTCATCGAGCACGAAGGAGGCGTCAACAGGAAGTCTGTATTCCTCCATCACATGCCACGGCAGGAACACAGCAGTCCAGTCGTTCTTGCCTTCATACGACTCCCAGAAGAGGTCGTGGAAAAGTCCCGAAGGGCCGTTGGCTGTGGACTCGTAGAATACCATCGAAGGTGCCGGAGGCTTGGGCACGGCGGACAGCGTTACGCCGTGCACATCATCGGCCCCCTTAGTAAAGGCCACCTCCGACCAATGTAGGTTGTGTATAGTTCGAGAACGAGCAAGGTCCTCTGACCCCCCGGTGAATACGGATAGACGGCTCTGGAGCCCTAGGTCGGTGCCCCGCTTCAGAGGGTCAGGACGCGGGTTCTCAAAGAGAAGCTCACGCTTCGAGGAGTACTTCTTCATAGGGCGTACTTCGGAGGGGAGCATCTTGTAGAACAGACTGTACATACTGAACAGGTTTACCGCTGGGTCATCCTTATGGGCGGTGACTGCGGTATTGACGAATCTCTTCTTAGCGGTCTTGTCGAAGAGGAGGCCCCCAAAGAAGGTGCTCATGCCCATCTGCCGTGCTTTCAGGCAGATAAGGCGTATGGGGCGATTGCTCGCCTCCAAGGAGGTAATGAGGTTGTGCACCATCCGCTGGGGTCGATTCAGCTTGAAAGGAATGAGGGCCTCCTGCTTCGTCCTTATCCATAGACATTTCTCCATATAGTATAAACGGTCATGGATAGTTCTCTGTACATCAATCATCTATTATCACATACTCTGCTTCAATTACTTCTTCCTCAAAGGTCTTCCTATTGGCTATCTGCTTGCCCTTGTCCTTGCTCATCTTGTATCTGAGGTACATCTCGTCCTGCTTGAGGGATAGTTTAGCCAGGTCGGTAGCAGCCTTCTGGCGTAGTTTGATAGGTACTTCCGGGTCAGCTATAATCTTGTTGAGCATCTCGTAGGCGAGGGCAAGCCCCATACCCCCTAGGCTCTTATCCTTTATGCGCCGGGCCAGTAAGGTTTGGAAAGATACAGAGTTCTTCCATTTGGTAAGCTGCACCTTCGGTACGCCTATTACCTCAGAGAACTCCTCCAGCCCTTTGGTACCTCTGTTATTGTCTGGGTTAGCCATGAACTCTAAGAACATAAGCCGGTACATGTAGAGGCCGGGGTCTGAAGTACCCTTTGGTACAACCAGTACTTCATTGTCTTGTACAAATGCTACGACGCTCTTCATGCCCTACCTCCTTGATAGTATAGTAACGTAGAAGCATAAGAGCTGTCAAGCATTATAATACGTATATATATATATGTAGAATGTAATAGTATACTATTACCCATATAACCCTTATATAGGAAAGCACTTATGCGTTAGTGCACTAAGGAGCACTTAATTGCGAAAATGGGTCCGCATTTAGGGGGCGGTCAAGAATATACCCCCAACCTTCGGTTTTGGATGCGATTCTCACGCTAGTGCGTAGCGCGTGCGGGACTGCGCGGGCATGATGCGGGCGTGGTCCGGCGTGCGCGAGGCGACGCAGATTGGCACGCTTCTTGCATTCTTACGCGCGAAGCAATCCCCATGCCAGCCCCTCGCGTGACGCGCGCGCCCGCGTTGAAGGGTCCCCACGCGTAGCAAGTTTCATGCCAGCTAGTGGATTGGCACGATGTTTGCTACGCGCGCACGCGCTAAGAGTGGTTCGCCCGCACACGCGTACGCCCGCGCGCTAAGAGAGGTACACGCATGCGCATGACGCGCGTGCGGTCTTTAAGCCGCTGGGCGCCCGCGCGTTGCAAGTTTCATGCCAAGTCTGGTGGGTGGGGGAAATGACTCAGCGTATGGCTGAAAGTTGGGTATTATTCCCCGATTTGGAGTGGGCATGGTGTACATGATATCGCTGTAAGCCATTGATTCTATTGACGATACGCTGATTCCTGCTGAGAGTGGCATGTTTCTGGCATGTGTCTGGTTGTCGGCAGGGATGCCGTAGTACTGGGAACGGGTAACTCCTAGACGGACTAACACGTGACCAGTGCCGGAGATGTGGCTCCGTGTGCCCTACAAGGGAACGCTCTTTACATACCACAGGGGGACAGTAATGTCTACAGAACCCAAAGTGCGCTTTGTCACCAAGTCACTCGCAGAGCAAAGGGCGAGCTTCAGCAAGAAGACACAGCCCAAAGGCGAGCGCAAGCAACCGACCTACGCAAGACTGTGGAATAGCACTACGGTCGGGTTAGCGGAACTGGTGGACGTAGTAGGCGACAAACTCATCGCCGTGACTGTGGATGTGTCTCAGAACACTGAGAACAAGAACATCTACATCAGCCTACACCACAAGTGTGTAGTCAACCACTCCGGTGAGTACATCGACAGGCACAGGAGCAAGAGACTCCAGCCGGGCGAACTCGCCGCCGGACTGCGCGTTGTCAAGGACTTCATGGACAACGTGGGCACACCGGAAACCGACCCAATGGGATTCTACAAGGACACTGGCATCGACATGGATGTACGTCCGGAATCCGAGTAAATCCAACACCACAATACTGTTCCCTTGTGGGGCACAACATACTACGATTATATGTTTTTTGTATATAGATTTCCAAATAGGGTAACTGTGCCCAAACGGCGAGAACCAACCACTGCCTAGACAGGTACACTACCCACTGCCGGGGACTAGTAGGCTCCCACACTACCCCCGAAACAAGCACCAAGTGGGAGTACACTACACCAACCGAGAGGAGGTGAATTATGAGTGATAATGCACTGACCTCCGTTGACGGTGAACCACTGCACGATGGTGAATGCCCCGCTTGCGGGAGTAAGGTTTCTACTGCGCAGATACGTGTCTGGGCGGAGCTAGTGGGGTTCGAGAACGCGCCGAGTGGCAAGGTAATGGCTTGCGCACTGCGGACGGTAGACGGCGGCACAATGGTAGACGATAAGTGGTCTACTGTCACAGTTAAGCAGTTACACTGTGATGACTGTGACACGTTCTTCGACATTCAGCCAATGAGAGCGGTAGTACGCCTAGTGGAGGAGGAGTAGCATGTCAGTGTGTGTAGCATGGCTGATAATAGGCGCACTGACCTATTGTCTAGCTGAGGTACTGATAGCAGTGTCTTCCTACTTGGACAGTGTGTTGTTCCCGAGAGGGGGTGACAGATGGAAGAAGTAGTAGAGGGGGTAGAGTGTAGCGTGTGCGAGTCGCATGATACAGTACTATTCCAAGGCAAGTGGACGCCGCAGTACGAAGATGACGGGCGGCAGACACTCATGGTAGTAGCGTACAAAGACCCGAACGTGTACGCGATGAGATGCGCACAGTGTGGTCGTCATTCACACGTAGAAGCAGTAGCCACAGTACTCGAAGACTAGGGGTGAACTGATGATACAGTCTGTGTTGCTAGTGATTGCCATGTTCATGTTGATTGAAGTGGTACTGAAGAAGTAGTAGTTGATGAGTGGGCGTGGTGTAGGAAGGCACTGCGTCCACTTTTTTGTGTATATGAAGCACTGCTAATGGATTGCTGAGACTGTGTACAAATGTACAGTTACGGCACACGTGATGCAGTGGGTGGAGTGCGTCTGGTAGCACGTGTAGCAAGATTCATGCCAAACGCCCCAGCAAGATTCATGCCAACAAAAAGTTGGGGGATTTTACCCAACCACCCCACCGAAAACTGGGGGATTTTACCCAACAAGAATCATGCCAGTTTCGTAACGTGTTTAGTTACAACGGGTTGACTTTTTGGCGTGAATGATGCAAATTGCCAGATTGAACGTCGGACATACACACACACACGGGGAGGTGATAACGTGACACGCACAGAGTTCATGAAAGAGGTGACACGCATACGTCTTGCGTTACTTAACATGCGCGGTGTAGTAAGCAAGCGTGATAGTGATGCAGACACACAGGTGAAGCGCAGGAAGTCTGTGCTGAACACAGCGCATGTTGATGTACAAGAGGCATATCATATCAGGAAAGCAGCGCAAGAGGCGTACCGAGACGCGTGTAACCGTATAGCAGAGAGTGTGGATAAAGAGTTCGCACCTGCCTTTGATAAGGTTCGGGCGCGTGAACAGCAGACGTTACGCACGGCTGCCTCCCTTCCTACAGGGGCGACGCAGATGGCAGAGACTGCGGATACAGTGTTCAGGCACAACGTATGTGTTATGTGGGCTGAAGTCGAGACGTTGGAGTCAGACCATGACGCAGAGATAGGTGGGTGACATGTGGTCGTCATACTGGATTTCAATAGGAGGGAATACAGTGCGCAGCAAGATGAATCAGCGTGCGGGCGCGCGGCGTCAAAAAGTTGGAGGCGGAATGCGTGCTGTAGCGTACGCGTTACTCTGGCTG